TTAAAGCATATGATAATCTATACCAAGCAAGTCACATAAATCAATCAATATGTCAGTATGCATTAATTTAATACCCATGATCTCATAATATATGTAGACAGGTATAGGCAAATCAAGATATTCAGATACTCGCTTTAATGTTATGTGTTTGCGTTTTCTTATCGTTCTCACATCCATGTATCTTCCTCCCTTAAACATATCTCATTATTCCAAGGGAGCAGCAGGCAATATACGGCATTAACCGCACATTTATAATAGCTTATTTATCATTACATTTCATTGGTAATTTTTTCCAATTATTCAATTGTTTTCCACTTTTTTTATATTCTTGCGTTAATTAATAAAATTATGATATATTGGTAACTTTTAGCCAATTTACTGATTTTATACACTACTAGCTATATAATATATGTGTACAACATATCTCATTATTCTGGATGCTCATGCATCCTTTTTAGTATATATAATATCCTCCAACACATACACCTTTTTTTACCAAGTATAAATATCTAAAATCAATTAACTCTGCTGTATCATACTCGTTCCATTTAATGGTTATTTTTTCGCTTTTATTGCTTTTGTGTATTTCTTTTTTATTGGCATACTTTGTATGCAATTTATTTTTCAATCTCTCACAACGAAAACTTCCCCCTTGTTCGGTGCTTAATTTTTCGATCATCTTATTGATATCATGAGCCTTGGCAACATTTTCAGCGCCACTCAGCAAAAAAGCACAGTCATGATATCTTAATATAGTCCACGCCCTCATTTTATCTATCATCATTTTTAATCACCTCAAAACGATAATAGACTAAAAAAGCTAATTAACATAATGGTAAATATTGTAAATGGTCCTTGCCTTTTGATTTTTTACATATGTTTGATGTTCAAGTAGTCCACGATAAGAGCTATGAACTCCTTGTTTGTTGGGCGTGCTTTACGACCATCAACCGTATTGTGAAAGATGCACATAATCTCATCCATATCACCACGCAACCATGTAATTTCAATGGCAACACGAATTGTACGCTCTACACTTTGCGATGATGTATGATGACGCTTTGCGACGAGTGCGTATACATCATTGATGATATGGTTTAATCTTGTGATATCTTGATACACTAGAATAATGGCATCTCTTACATAATAAAAGCCCTTGATATGAGCAGGCATGCCAAAAACTTGCAATATATCTGTTATTTCTTTTGTTAAAATTTTTGTTGTTTCTTTGATCATTCTAAAATCCCCCTTCATTGAAAGGCAAAGACCACTTAAACTATACATAGTTAAAAGTGACTAATAAAGTCGATTTAACGCGATTTGTATATGAGCAAAAATTAAAAATATTTTTAATAATTATCACAAAAATATCATATTCCTTTCATTTTCTTGACAAAAAATCCCTACCTCCAACTAAGGAAGTAGGGATATTTAGTTATTTAAGATCTTTTACATTACGCACATGGCACACCGTGCCTTTCTTTTTTTTGCAGTGGCTCGTTCCACATGCTTGCCCATTTTTGTGGCTCAAAAAGCAATTGCGTGCACCATCAGTGCCGATGGTAAGTGTTTGATTATATCTACCATGTCCACTGCACTTAGTAAGCTTGTCCTTTGCACGGACATTCATAAAGCATCGAACGTTGTCAATCGTAAGATATTCAACGACCGCAACGATGTCAGGATCCTTTATTGTATCTTTAGCCCAGCATTTAGGTCGTAGGCATCCGCCGATACCTGTCAGAGTTAGAGTAGCATAGGATGCCTCCATTGTATTCGTTTGGTTTTGGCCGATAACCTTTATCTTATTGTTATCCGCATACGCTATAAACATAGCGATATGTGACCCACCACCATAAGGAGATTTAGTCCAAATGACCCAATCGCCTTTTTGTAACTTGTTTTTAGATACTTCCGTAAAATTTTTCAATACACCATTTTTCTTACGTGAGTTCCAGATATCGGCAACGTACCCTGTATCTGTGCAATTAGTTATAGGATATTTAGCGAGTTGCTCAAAGTAAGCAAAGTAATCCCAACACTGCGCACCGTAATAGCCGTCAACGTCATGTTTAGTACCTTTTGTCTTATTAATAAACTCTTGCGCTGTCATCATAGTATTTTCGTCCTCCTATTTTTCGATGATACTTTTGAGCAGATTATCACGTATCTTTTTCATGTTTTCGACACCATTGCCGTCAATTTGATGATTCAGTAGGGCCGCCAAGGCACGATTTTGCTCGCACTGCATATCCTCAATAGTGGCTAGTCTTTCATAATCAGCTGTCTGATGTCGTTCTAGTATTTCGATACGTTTGTTTAGTCTTAGAGCCGGTGTGATAAAGCGGTACACCATGATGGCTGCACCGCCTATAACGGATATGCCTCCGCATACGGCCAGTAGCGTTTGTAGCTTATCCATTATTAATTACTCCTTGTCTTTATTATCGATGAATCGTGTAAAAGCTTGATGCATGCCAGTAGATGCCAACCCCATGAGAGCCCCATAGACGACGGACTCAATGGACACACCCGATACTGCTGCATTTAACACAGCACCTACTACTGCTAAGATGGTAGGTATGTATTTATTCGGTACCTTGTCAAAGCTTGTTTTTAAGATATAACCTATAACTAGGCATGCCACCATTACTACCAATACAAAATACTGTGTAAGATCTTCAAATTTCATATACATTCTCCTCATCCGCTTAGCGGGTAAATTAAAAAAGGGTGTTATCGTACACCCTTGGAAACGAGATTTAAGGATCACCTCCTACTTAGATTTCTGTAGTTTAAGTTCTGCAATTTTAGCAAAAACCTTATCTTCAAAAGCGCTTTCTGCTTGGCGGAAATCTTCTTTGTTTGCCATATATACTGCCTTATCATCTGCTGTAGTCCCGTAATCAAAACGCTTTTCTTCACTGTAATTATCTGGATTATCGCTATTAATCTTATATGTCTGCACCCTAATCACTTTACCTTCCAGTTTTATTGTATTAGTCATTACGATTTCTGTTGTTTCTGCGTTTGTAATCATAGCCATTTTAATCACTCTCCTTTTGTAATGGCAAAAGGACGGCTTTATACCGTCCTAGAAAATACTCTAATTTCGCCACTTATAATGGCATTCAATTTCTGTTCAGCTTTAATTCTAAGCTGTCTTTCATCATCAAGCTGTTTTTCAAGTATTTCAAGACGTCTATTATACTTTTCGTATGTATTTTTTTGATTAATCATATTTTTTCTTAAAGCCATGCTTGTCAACATATTATAGTAGTCATATGTTACTGCTAAATATTCTTCGGTACTGTTTTCGCCTAAAGTAAACTTGCTGATAAAACCATAATCGTGATAGTCAAGGCCATGTTTCCCCAGTACTTCAATAAGATCTTGTGCAATGATACCAAAATGTACCTTTCCATCATCACCATTTATCTCTCGCCACCTAAATTGTTTAGGCATAATTTCATACCACACCGCAACTAATTCATCTGCAATATTTCTAATATCATATTTGAGACGTTTATCCGAGGTATTAGTATACGCTTTATTACCTTTAATTGCTGTTTTGGATGTAAGGTTTATATTGTAACCATAGAGATTAAGATTACCAATATTGTTAGCATAAGTGCCATATCCAAGTACGCAATTATCACTATCATTAAGCAGTGTTAATTGTGTATAATCTTTATCATTAGTTGCATGAGCATAAAAACTTTTATTATTAGCGTTAAAATGTATTCCGCCATTAAGCATGTATAGTCCTGAGCTCACTTCCGTGAAATTGCTATTAATAGATATCCTGTCTGTGCCATTTATTTGTACTTCGCTTTTACCCGTCACCACCAATGCATTAACTGATGCAGATTTTGTGGCACCTGTAGCTCCAATAGATGATACACCACTTGATTCCATCTTGAGATATTCCCATTCTGATGATACCCACGATCTGATCCAATTATCTGCCGTAAACTTTATGTACTTTGTACCCTTGGTATTTTGATTGATGTAGATATTGTTACCAATGGTCAAATCTGTAGTAACGTTGATAACGGTTTTTGACGTTAAGCTTCCCGCAGTTACCGTGCCCAGATTTGCGGTAATAGCAGACAGTGAGCTAACATTGATCTTACTTGCTGTTACTGCATTGGCGGCTATTTGTGCTGCATTTATAGTGCCTGTATAAATTTTACCGCCATCAATATATGTAATATCATTGTTATAACTCCATTTTTTTACACCATTGATGATAGATTGTGTATTAGTGTCAAACATACCAATGGTAACTTTACCTATTAAATCTAGTCTGTTAGCTTGTATTTTTACAGCTTCCGCCGACTGATTAATCGTAGAGATAACAGAACCTTTATCTGTCTTTTTTGCTACTGTAACATTGATACCATTGACTGTTGCGATAAGCTCAGTTAATTTATTACTTGTGCTATTGGCTGTTGTTTCAACTTTTGATATAGTCGTACTTATCTCATCAGCTTTCTGGTTTATAGCACTATTCATAGTAGCAGTAGTGCTATAGTTATCAAATTTTCCATCAACAGCTGTTACCTGTGTTTTTGTTGCATAAGTATCACTGACGGTTGTTTTAAAACCATCTAAAGACTGTTCTAGCTTTGCGGTTTTGTCAGTAACTGCTGTTACTTTAGTACCAAAATCTGTAATACTTGATGTATGGCTCGCTACTGTACTACTAAGGCCTTTAAGTGATTGATCTAATGCACTATAGTCAGTTTGCAATGTTATGATACTGCCTTTTGATGTTGCAATGTCCCCTTGAACCGTTGTAATATCTTTTTTTACCTGTGTTGTATCACTAATCAACGTAGATATCTTGCCATCTTGTGCAGTTAATTTAGTGCTGTGAGATTTGACAGTTTCGGTCACAGCAGTTACTTTTGTGTCAACTCCACTAATAGCATTATTGATATCCTCAGGAGCAGGTGTCCAATCTGTATATTTGTTGCCCTTTTCAAGTTTTATTTTTTCAATAGTGCTAGTACTTACTACATTTCCATCATATACATATATATATATAATACTGTTTGCAAGATTACCTTCAATACCATCAAAAGTAGCCGCATAAGTGCCATCGTTTTGTTTTGTTAATATGGCTAACTGCGTATTACCACCATCAAGATATGCAGTAAAATAGCTTTTATTTTCACCCAATTTACCCCAAATTCTGATAGTGTAAACTTCGCCAGATGTCATCTTTTCTGTCATGGTATATGTCTTTATCAAATATTGATCATTTGTTACTTTTTCATCACTATATAATAATAAGTTTTTCCCACCAATTTTTAGATGATCTATTTTTGTTGATATGGTGTCAAAGACAATATCTAATGATTTACCATCATATAATATGTGATTGGATGTAATAACCTCAGACCCATCGTTTATCTCCTTAACCAACGAGGTGATGTTTATCTTTTTGCCTTCTATCCCGGCATTGTCAGATACCATATCATTAACGATAATTTTATCCTTAATAGCTGCAGCTTTAGCGCCACGGCTGTCCCACATAAGATTGCCATCGGCGTCCCATTGAGATAAGGCATAATCACCTGTACCGTCCTTACCTATCTGTACCCTTACACGATCGGCATCCCTGACTTGTAGCGTCTCGCCAAAAATATCCAACCGCCCCGACTGTGACTTAAAATGGATACTACTTGCATCAATCGTTCCGGCAGTGACTTTATCAGCTGCTACACTATCAATCATGGCCGACTTTATCAGCGCATTGGATATCGTAGTATTTTCAGCGTTTAAGACGATGGACTGTGTACTGCCTGCTGTTACACTGCCTGCGAGTAGAGTGTTGACACGTTCTAAGTCTACATCCAGTACATGCACCTCTGCTTTAGTAGCATATAGCTCCTGTACGTACTCTTTGGATACGTAGGATGTTTCGATTTTGGCTACTTTTGCAGTAAGCTCTGTGACGTCCAGATTTTCAATTTCAGCTTCCATCGCCGTGAACTTTTTGTTGACCTCTAAGTAATTAGTGCTTATGATTTCAAATTCACCTTCGTACGCCGTGATTTTGTCTGCTAATAAATGCTTTGTACTGATAAGATCACTATAGGTGCGTTCCACCTTTGTCTGCAAAGGACCTTTGTACTCGTTTTCTTGTTCTTCTTGTGATTTTCCTTTAGACACTATATTGCCGTAATATCCACCATCACAGTTAAATTCATATTCCATTAGAGGCACATTGTACAAGGTACCATCTTTATCAACTACCTTAATGATGTCACCAGCTTCAATCTCCGGATGTGCCATTTTGAAATCAAGTGTCAAAGCGCGATACGTAAAACCTTTGATACGATTATATAATGTATTCAGACGTTCCTGTGTCATACCAGGGCAGCTAAAGTATATGCCTATCCCAGTTCCTGCAGATAAAGATTTTTCATTTTCAACGGCGCAATCCAAACGATTAATATATGTATCATCCTCTGCCATTTCTAGTGGATCGGCATAACGCGATGGTGATATAGATATTTTGGTATCAATATACCAAACAAATTTTAAGTTACCATTACTATCCATTATGGCATTTTTGCCACAGTATGCAGCCAATACTCCTATTACCTCACGTACTGTCATACCTTTTAGCTTATCAGCATTATAAGCTACATCATCAGCACCACCAGCAAATGTAATACCAATCTTTTTACATTGCTCATCTAAGATTGTCTTAATTTTTTGGCTACCTTTTAGGTCAGTAAAAAAGCCTTTATTACAAAGGCTAAAGTTATCATATGCTGTGATTTTTATATACTCGCCTGTTCTAATAGGTTTTTCGAGGTGATAAACACCTTTTTTTAGCCATTCTGTAGTTCTGTCGATAAGATCAAGACCGATGTAGAGGATGGCTTTCTTACCTTTGAGAAGTGTGTTTTTAGGTACGTCAGTAAGGGTGAATTCTATGAAAGATGATACGGTATCGCCTAATGTAATCTCATCGCTAGAGTTTGTACCGCCTTTTATCTTTAGTCCTTTGATTCCGGTGTATGTAGTGCCACCTATGTCTATCTTGCACCTAAAATGTCTACCAGATTTATTTACAGCTGTCTTGTATTTATCGGATGTGGTTATCATCTTACCACCTCCTTATGTTTACTCAGATACTTCAATCATAAATTCGATTGTTTCAATTTCGTTCGCCGTTAATTCTACGCGTTCTAAGTCATCCAATGTCAACTTACGCACATCAATTTCCTCTTCAATTCCAAGCAAACTCTCATACTCTGTAAAAAACTTTTCACGTTTTTCTTTTTCATCAGCAGGAATTTCAAAGTTACCATCTTCTTTTTCCACGCCATATTTTTTAATAAGATCTTTTCGCTGTTCATCAATAAACATAATCTGTTTTTTGATAGATTCTAACGTTTTTTTGATGTGGTAAGCCTGCTTGACTGGCAAGTTGATATTTAATAATTTGCCTAATGCCTGCTGTGCTTCTAAAATTTGTTTGTTTTTTAATTTCATAAGTTTTTCCTCCTATTTTTGTACAATTTTAACGGTTGCTTTTTTATACCAATAGATGTCATCATCTAATGTCCCGATGTGCTCTTCGCTAAGTGTTCCGCGATAAGACTCGATAGTAAAACCTGCACCGCCTCCACCATCAAAAATCAACGGAAAATATCCAGCAATCACATTGTTTTCGATTTTTTCCATTTCCGTATTCTGGAGTATTCCCCACTCGATGGTTAATGTCTTTTTTTCTTTGACGACATCACCTTCCATGTCACCGTTGGCCACACGTCCAGTATTGCTGGACCAAATGATTTCGTCGTCTGTCTTAATAGATACAGGTGCAGGCAAAGCCACACCGTTTGCTGTCAATATTGCCATTCCTGCACCTCCTATATGTCAATAGGGCACTTGCCGTTTTTACGTGTGTCCTTGTTTACGTTATCAACTACTTTTTTTGTTACTTTCTCACTATCCATATAAATATCCGTGTCCTTGCTTTCTACAGCTTGTTTAATTTCATCAAACTTCTGTTTCAAGCTCTTAATTTCTTCGACCACTTCCCCTAGAGATGTTTCACTGCTTTGCCGTTCCTCTTTCCATGCATGTTGAACATTTAACGACCTTTCGCCAGCAAATGCTATCGTAGGTTCTTGTAAAGATGCCTGCATAGCACTAGACATAGATGTAGCAAGAGTTTTTACACGATTTATAAAGGTAGGCGTGCTTGATTCCAGAGTACTGGATAGCCCTTGCATCATATCCGGCATCCACTTCTCATACTCACGTAACGGCCCGACGTCTGGGCGGGAGAAGTGTAACCACTGTGATATGATGTTTGCCGCATTGCTCGCTGCATTTGACACTAAATAGGTAGCATTACGCATCCCATCAGACATTCCAGACATCATGTCCTTACCCCATGTTGGAGATAAATTTTTGAGCTCCTTGAGCCATGATGTTGCTTTATTTACGGTTGTTTCTACAGCTGATTTGATACTAACCTTTTTTGTACCATCTGACATGCCTAGCATCATGCTCTTACCACGACTTTCCGCTGTTTTTTTCGCGCTGTCGCGTATCCAGTTTAACGCCTTATCGATCGATGACTTAACAGCTGACTTAATGTCAACGTTTTTAGCACTATTTTTTGCACCATTCATCATCAATTTGCTTTTTTCGGTAAAATTTATCTTACCAGTAGTGCTCATCCAAGATGCCACCTCGTTAAGCTTTTTTGTGATGATCGTTTTAATGTCCCCTGTTTTATCTGTAGCGCTTGTCTTCATTGCTTTCATGTTTTCGCCAAATTTATCAGCAGTAGATTTAGACTTATTGCCTACAACATTTTTAATATCATCTCCAATAGATGACATCGTATTAAACATAGTTTTGGTATCAGCTGCTACCCCCTCTTTGGTGAGGCCCAGTTTTTTGCAAACCGTCGACTTAATTCCTTCCCACGTTTTACCTGCACCTTCTTTCAGATCATCCCATTTATCACTTATGCCTTTTTTGATATCCCCCCATGTCTTGCTTGCTTTTGTCTTGAGCCCATCCCAAGTCTTGCCAATAGCAGACGTAATACCTTTCCACGCTTTGCTTGCAGTAGATTTAATGCCATTCCAAACCCCACTGATGGCTTTACCAATGCCGCCAAATATGCTAGGTATTAAACCAATTAGTCCTTTAACTGCTGATTTTATACCATTAAGCAAGCCTTGTATCAAATAACCACCGATTTCAACCATAACCGTTGATGGGCTGTGAATACCAAATAAATCTTTTATTCCATTGATAAATGGATCAACGATATTTGTTTTTATCCAGTCTATCGGATTGCTAAAAAATTCTTTTAATCCATTAAAGAAACCTTCTCCAATGTTTTTTGCCAGCTGTGCTACAAATCCTAATATCGTTTTGGTCAATCCTACTATGGCTTGGCCAATAATAAGTGCTAGCTTAGCTAATAGCCCTATCCAGTTAATGTTACACAAAAAGTCAGCAATGCTTTGCCCTAGTTTAATCCAGTCAAATGTAGCTATCGTTGTGATCAATAGCTTAAGTGCGCTATTTAAACCGTTGCTTAATGTTTTGCCTGCGTTTGCCCAATTTACACCACGCAAAAAACTATTAAGTCCGTTGCCAAACTTAGTACCTATAGATACCCAATCAATACCAGTAATAAAGTTATTGATCGTTGTTATTAGTCCTGATAAACCAGTGCCTAACGTTTTTCCAAGGGTCGCCCAATTTATTTTATTTGCCAACCCCATCACACCATTGGCCAATGCGGACCCAGTACCTTCCCAGTCAGCTGTTGTAACAAAACCATACAAAGCATTAATACGCGCCTGGAAATATGCTCCAATAGTGCGCCCAAGGTTATCCCAGTCTACTTCATGTACAAGGCCATTTAGTCCAAGTGCTATAGCTTTACCGATATTTTCCCAGTTGACGCCTTCCATTAACAGTTGTATTGTTTTTGCAATAGTATTGATACCTGTACCAAACATTTTACCGATATTTTCCCAGTTGATGGTTTTTATCAAACTATTAAACAACTCACAAAATCCTGTCATAAAAGCAGTAATCTGAGTGCCGACGTTATCCCAGGATATCCATTTTGTAAATGATGTTACAGCCTTGTTGACCTGTTGGCCGATGACCTTTCCGATACCAGCATAATCACCTTTTGACCATAAGTCTTTAAGTTTTTTTACCCACTTGTTAACAACATTTTGGTTAGGATCAGTCGGTGTATAGACAGGTGCTTTACTACCTTCGCCACCGTTGCCCCCTGATGCGCTATCTTTATCATCAAGTTTATTTATTTCATCAAACCCCATTAAGGATCTACGTGCTTTTTCAGTGGCTTTTGATGCTTTGTCTGCTGTTGATCCATAAGCGCCCATTGCGTCTTTTGCGGCATAAATACCAGCAGTGGCCTGTTTTGTGGAATTATAAGATTTACCAAATAAAGCAGAAACAAATCCGGCTATATTAGCTGTGATGCTTGATAAAGCAGACATAAGAGCATTTAAAGCCGGTAAAATCGCATTAAAGATGGGTGTAAATGCTGTTGCCAAGTTAGACCTTATCTGATTAAGACTATTTGCAAACGCAGTATTTGTCATCAATGTAGCTCCAAGGTTTTGTCCTAGTGCCATGACACCGCGGGAAACTAGTGGAAATATGAGCGAGAAGATAGTGAATGACTTAATCAATCTGCCGATTCCCATGCTTGCATGTCCTATACCAGATGACGCTTTCTTTGATGATGAATTAAGTCCTAACAATTTAGCGGTTAAAGAAACTACGTGTTTACTCGCGTTTTTTAAACCATTTGACGCAAAATTAATCACTGACTTACTTGCGTTTTTAAATCCTTTAGTGAGAAGTTGCAGACCTTTAATAGTCCCTGTCAAAGTTAGTCCTACAAGTTTACCCTTCACTCCTCCAATGCTAGAAGATAATTTTTTTGCTGCTTGACTAGCATAATCAAATATACCGTTAGAAGATGCTATCTTTTCAGCAAAAGACAAATATCCATCTGATGCAGATAAAGGGTTTGCTAGCTGAGGGAAATTAGGCATTTTTAATGATTGTGAAGTTGCATTCATATCATTCATAAGCGCCTTCATTTTTGCTAACTTAATTTCACTTGATGATATTGTGTTTCTTAACTTTAAAATTTTGTATTCAAGTTTAGTTAGCCCATTCCCATTATTTGACTTGTCAATTTGATAAATTTTAGCTTTTAAAGCATCCATTTTTGGTAATGCTAGATTTATTTCTTGCTTTAATTTATCTATTTCATTTGTTATTTCGATTTTCTGTCGTACCGTTGTGGCTGATGACAACTTTTGCTTTAATTTTTCTATTTTTTCTGCAGCAACATCTGTTCCATTTGCCAAATGATCGAAACGTTTTTTTAAAGATATAAGATTATCAGATGTACTCGATAATTTCTCATATTCTTTTTCTAACTGTATAAGAGTAGACTTTTGATTGTTAATCATTTGAGATGTTAAACCAATTTGATTTCTTAAATTAGTTTGCTGTGAAACATCTGTATCCATAGAAATATTAATCTTTGGCATCTTAATGCTTGGTGATGGCGGTCCTCTTACTGGATTGCTCTTAGCTGTTGCTGCTTTAGGTACTGGCTGGTCCTCGGCTCGTTGATAAGGCATCTGTACACCGGACATTTGCTTGACCATGCTAGCCATTTGCTCCACAAACGCTCTCATCTCTAGCTTAGTACGATCAAGACAAGACTTTACTGCCTCTGTCATTTTGTCCAGACTAGCAACGAGGCTCTTCCGCAAGTTTTTAAACATATCACCACTCATCGAGTCAACTTGTTTACGTATCCTGTCAGCTAACTTACTGGCTTCAGCTTGTATGTCTTCGTCTAAATCAGATTTGACCTCTAGATCCATCTGGATAGATCCTGCACTAGTTGCTCCCATATAGTCACCTACCTTTCTAATACAAAAAGAAGTCATGATGCCATAGACTTAAATATAGCCTTCATTTGCATCATAACTTCTTCTTTGTTCATTTGTTTCATTGTTTCTTGCAATTGGCGATTACGCCATTCATTGCGAATACGATGCTGCTCCGTTGAAAAATGATGTAACATATCTTCATCATCTTCAGATCGTATCTTGATGATTTGACCTAAGGGCGTTTCCGGCATAATTCCGGATAAAAGAGTGACAAACTCACGCCACTCCATATCATCATCGCCAACGGCATACAGATCCTTTTGAGGATACTGCATGGCAAATGATGCCTCAATCAAGTCCCAATCATCAAAGATATCGTACCAATGATCAGCTACTTTTTTTCTTCTTGTTCCTCTTTTTCAAAATTTGTTTCTTCGTCGCCAATTGCTGCCATGATTACATCAATGATATCCTGCATAACAGCAAATGTGTAATCTTGTTCGGCAATATAGGCAGCCGCTTCATCACCTAGTCCCATTTTGATGATGTGGTCCATCATTTCCATGTCTTTTACTGGGTCAGTTTCTTCTTTTCCTTTATTCTCTGTTTTACGGATATATGCCATCATACACAAGACATTTGTCTTTTTCGTATTGATTGGATATTTATGTTCTTCATCCAATACCACTGTTGGTTTTTCGTTACGACGTTTCAGTCGCTCAACGATATTATACTCTCTCGCCATGTTTACCTCCTACACAGTTGGTGCTGGTGCCTCAGTAAATTCAGGCTTACCATCCACGATCATATCAAATTCAAGTGGTGCAACATCCTGTGATTCACCACCCAAAAATGATTTGATGTCTAACACGCAGTCAAACGCCAATTTACTACCATCTGGGAACTCTACAGCGGCCTTAGATGAGCAGTTAAGACCATCTTTAAAGGCCACAGACGCCACATAATCATTGCCTGGGTCGCCCACATTACGTTTACCCTTAAGTGACACTGTCATGCTCTTACCAGTCATCAAGGCGCGCCCCCACCCTTTCATGTCCATAGGGTTCCACTTAGACGTATTGCCTTCAACGGACAAAGAGAAGGATTCCATATCCTTGATCGTTACCATATCTTGTTCTGTCGAATCTTTGCCTTTTGTGCCGATTTTGAACTCCAGGTCAAAAACCGGAAAAACCCCACTTTTTACTTTTGCCATAAATTACTCCTTTCGCTCATATGTGAGCCATATTTCAATCACATATTCGTATGTCCCACTCGCGTCCATTCCAACGCTTATGGGTTCGTCGCTTCTCATATCACACTTAATCAATTGATAACCACCAATTACAGGTCGTTGACCATAAAATAAAGCGTGTACCTCTTGGGCAACACGCTCTGTTTCATCTGGATTTTTTGACCAATGCACAACAATGGACACACCTTTCACTGCTGTACTGGTATTTTGTAATCCACCTATAGCCAATTTGCCACGATTGCTTGTTAGATTACGCACACAGATTGTTTTATCCTTAGATGCATCATAGACACCAATCTTCCATACATCGGCCGAAACCTTTTCTTTAAGCCAGTCTTTGACATCTTTTAGTGTCATCATTCGATAAGACCACCTGATTCTTGCTTGAGAAATTTAGCATACGTATCTTGTACCCATTGTTTTCCTTCACCATCTAGGTAATAGTCCATCCAATGGTCACGAGCATCTGCATTTTTTGTATGCTGGAAAGTAGCTTCGTCCAAGTTAAAATACCATCGCCTTGCATATGGTGTATCAAATACTATGCTTGCGATAAGTTTTGCATCAATGTGCCCATCTTCTACAAATCCGCTTCTTTCTAGTTCACCGGTATCTTTTGGTACAACTTCACGGCTAACTATATCCGAAAGCATCGCTTCAGCAGTCAGTTCCAATGCACGCTCTTTGGCTTTATTTAACTGCGCTATTGCATCACGATTGATTTTCACTTTAACGTTTGTAATTTTCATAGTAAGTCAATCTCCGTGCTGTATATAACTCCTAGCAGTTTTGGCTTTCTAACGGTGTATATTTGTTTCTTTTCTTCGCCGATCAGCACAAAACCTTGAAAAGCTGTCTTGCCCTCCAAGGCCTGTACATCTCCATGAATGATAAGCATACCGCTGAGTGATATCTGCTTGCTGTCCTTGTTGTATACAATCTTCGCTTTTTCATCGTAGATTGCCGGACCATCGTATAACACGGTTGATATAGGCCCCTGGTCCTCCGTATCCTGCTCCTGATATACCACAACGTTTGTTGTAGCTTCGTGATCAGGAAACGGGAAGGGGCTTGCAATTACAACACCAGGCATCTGAGTCCTGTGTCCTCTAGGAGATTGATTATCTCCTGCGTTGTGCTGATGCCACCATAGGTCACGTTGGCCAACTCAACTCGTGTACTACCGGCACTATACCCTTTGAGTGGGCTATTTATATATGGGCCATACTGCTTAAGATAATCGGCCTGCAAGCAAGTGGCGCGGCTTATGAGCTCCCGTTGGTAAGGTGATAGGTTATCAAGTCCTTTGCCCTTGATGCGCCCAAAACAAAGGTGATCAATGTCATACTCTGCATCTTTCAGGGCCTTTGGTAAATCGTCTTGTGATATGAGTGTACCACCATATTCTGTGGTGTAATATTCAGGTGTAGCGTACATGCTATTCACCTGCTTTCTTTTGTTCCTTCTCGTATTCCTTAATCCTTTTCTTTAACTGTTGATTTTCTTTCTCCAAAGCAGCATATTTGTTGTACTCGATTTTTTTCTTTGGAGAGTATTCCAGCAACTTTCCATCATCACCGTAAATATCATACCCTTCTTCAAGATATGTTTTTTTCTGTTCTTCAGTGATGGTATACTCCTTGTTATCCTTCAATGCCTTCATGTTTATCCCTCCGCTTCTGCATTGATGATGCATCCCTGTTTTAACAAATCATCCAATAATGCGAAAGTACCATTAAAACGACGGTTCTGGTAAAGGTATTTATCTGCACATCGGCTATCGTGTCCCGGTGTAAATGCCTTAATGTAGGAATATTTTACACGAGATACCTGTGCTTCAGGGTCAATCATGATGTAATTGATCTGTTTGCCTGCAGTGGCAACACTAAATCCCTCAGTGAAATCGAACGCTGTCTTTAAGCGGCTTGCCGGAACAGTCTTAATAGTGCTGATATCATCAAGTGAGCGCACACGACGGTCAATGTTTTTCGCTCCGCCAGAAACTTCTAATGTACGCTGAATGCCTTCTGCATTTTTCAGTTTTGTTTTGAATGCCGGAGTACAATACATGATAACTCTCTCTAAAGGCACTCCTGCTTCTTCCATTGCCTCGATATTTGCATCGAAATCAGCTAAAATATTAGCAGTCGTGATTGCTGTGTTACTGATCTTTGCACCAACACGTTTTGCCTCTGTATAGAGTTTAGAAAATGTGTAGCAATCAAGTTCAGGGATCGCCTGCGTTTTTTCAAAACGTGATTGGACATTTGCGAGGGATACGATTTGATTAGTTTCGTCAACATCCATTGGGTCAATTGCGAATTCGATATCACGGTCATGATCCAACGTCTTAGTCTCAAAGTCATTACCATAAGATCCAGTATTGAATGATAATGTTTTACGGTTGTGGTCTTTGTATCCGGATACTGTGATTTTCGGTAACCGGATATCCTTTGTGTTAATAATTTTGATGTCTTGATTTGTGTTATACAGCTCATTAGACATTAGTAAGTGCCCGTACATTTCAATGATACGTGGCCAAAACTGTGTTACATAATTCAATTCTGCCATTTATATAGTCCTCCTATTTTTTCTTTACTCCGAAAACGCTGTCAAGTTGATCATCGACACCATTTCCGCCTACACTACCTTGATTACTGCCACCGATCTGCTGAAACCCTCCAGCCTGTGTAGCGGATTTGAAATCAGGGAATGCTTTTAATACTGTTTCGATAGCCGCCTTGATGTTGTCATTATTCAGCGAACCGTCTTCTTTTGTAGCGTTAGCACGATCTACAAGTTTGCTCAAGAATGGCACCTTTTCCGCCTGTACACCAAGCGTACCTGCCAATTCAGTAACCTTAGCGTCAATCTGTGAATTGAGAATCTGCGCTTTCAGCTGTGCATTTTCTTGTTGCATGATTTGGATACGCTGTGCCTCTTCTTGCTGTTTTGCCGCCTGTGCCTGTTTGTACTGATTGATTGCTTCTTTTGCTTGCTCAGGGCTCAATCCTTGATCTTTAAAGTACCCTTGAAGAACTTTATCTTCCGTGCCTGTCGAACGTTTTGAAACAACTTCCGCGAGTTTGTCGTAATCAATCTGTTGCGTGGCTGTCACTTGCGCTCCTGCTTGTGTACCGGTATTGCCACCTTCTCCCCCACTTCCGCCTTCCGCAAAAAGTTGGATGTCTAGCGGATATTTTAAATTTTCATTCATTTTTATTTCCTCCTGTTTATTCGGGTGTACTCCCCTATCCTTTCGGACATGCACCTTTTAAAGCCTTGTCATGGTTGGGCATAAAAAAACGAACTATTTACGTCCGCCTTTGCCTTTCTTTTTACAAGCCATATCATCACCTCCTTTAACCTATACCGTTCTTTACTTCAAATACTTGCCAAAATACGGCAGTTTGCGCTTCGGTGGGTCTTTCATATGCACCACCTCTCTTTCTGATTTGCCACAAAAAATGCAGGCACGTTTTATTTTCAACGTCCTGCACATCAATCTTTTATCATAATACTGATCTTCCACTGTCTCAAAATAGCTATGTTTGCACATGATTTTTACCAGCTTCTTTTATTTTCTTGTGGTAGTGTGCTTGCATTCGGTATAGATCTTCGCTTTCCTCATCGTGAGTTTTATAGTATTCGTCAATCTTATGGTCCAGTTCTCTCATGATCTTCTGTTGTTCCCTATTTGCTTCTTTCATAAAACCTCCATCAAAAAAGCACCCATTATGAGTGCTACTTCTATGAGTGCTACTTCATTTTCCATCCATCAACCGGATTATAAGTTCTGTCACTTAAATCCACCTTAAAAGATGTTCTTAATGATTTTTCACGTTCCTTTTGGTACATCTCAAAGATTTTTTTCTGTTCCGGCGTAGCTGAATCCGATATCTTTTCTTCGATAAAATTACCTTCCTTATCGTAAACATCCTCAATTAGATCAATAATTTCTAAAGGTGGTGCAAAAAGCATTTTACTTCATCCTCTCTTTCAGCAGTTCCATAAAGACAAATTTTGCTTCTGTATCTGAATAATCAGAAAACGCTTCTGCAAAAAATTCTCCATTATTTGTCATAGACTTATTTTTAGCATATGAGCTAAAATATTTTGCAACATTTTCATCCGTATCTGCAACGCCTAATCTTTTCAATGTTTCTTTTCTAAGCTCTGTTGCAAGTTCATTTTTCTCAAGGTCATCTATAAGTTTTTGTAAAGGCATATCACCATATGGTTTGCCATACTCAAGATGATTCTTCTGTACATAATAATCATAGTTCAGTACATGCCCCATCTCATGTCTGACTATTCCCTCTATGCCAGGTTTCTTGGTCCATTTATATTGACTGTACATTCTTTTAGTCAAGGCAGATGCATTTTCTGGTGTAAGGTTTTTATTGATGCATAAAGATATTTTTATACCTTGGTTGTTGATGTCTAATTCAGCAACTGCGGTACCTTTTTCAACCAACTTCACTTCGCTGACAATGCCTTTCATATGAGGGTAATCTTCATAAATCTTTGTCAATGCCTTGTCCACTTCAAGTATAGTACGTTCATCTATATCTTTCAATGAGGATTCGTCAAAATTTTGTAACTTGGATGATATCTTACTATCTGTACCATAAATCTTCTCACGTCTGCTTTGACGCTTAAATTCAGGGTGTTTTTCTAAAAAGTCATGCATTTCTTTTTGCGCTATTCTTAGCCTTTTCCTTGCTGTTTTTCGGTTATCTTCATCAACTGTACCTTCAAGGATACGTTTTCGTTTGCGTATCTTACGTTCTAACTTACGTTGATACTGCTCATTGTTGTAATTTTCCAGTGCCTTTTTCTCATCCTGCGGTTCCGGTAGTCTTGTAACTCCTTCAAAATATGTTGCAAGTGTGTGCCGGCAGTTTGGATGCAAAAGGCCTGCCTTGATAGCAACAGACAACAGCTCATATTTACCTTTGTATTTTGCTATATACTCATCACTAGGATGGCTAAACACATCATCAATGAGTACTTTGCCTTGCCAAGGTAAACATAGCTTGCAGGAGTTTGCATGAGCGGATACAAAAACAAGATGCACACCTAATTCATCACGTTTTGTGCCTTCTCCCAGCAATGTAGCTCTATGGCTTGCTGTACGCAATGCCATTTCTGCATAATCGGCGATATTTACATATCGAATAATAGCCCCGTCTTTACTTTTGTATGCTATGCAATTTATGCCTTGCTCCAAAAATTCCTCTGCAGCTTTATCTATTGCTTTTCCAAGTGATAAAGCACCACTTGAAAGTTGAAACTCCGTTTTAAATATCGTCTGCCGGTAAATGTCATCCATTTTCCTATACACTGCATGATTTGCGTCATCAAAGTCTTTTTTTGATGTTTTAATCAATACATCAAGCTTTTTCTTGTTAGCGCCAAAGAATTGTGTCTCTTCGGGAGGCCTTTGATTTGGTGCTGCTGTGTTATCGCCGTCTTTAGGTACATTAACAGTTGACTTATATCCTTTATCATAAAAATGATTTAATACTTCTTCGATAGCTTGCTTTATACGTGCTTTAAACTTGTATATGATACTACTGTTTTCTAATTGATACTGATGTATATTTCTAAGCTTAGCTTTCTGCCACATTTCCCAGCTAAATCCTACTGCATGTTCTTCCATTTTGTGCTTCAAAAAGTTCCTACGTAAGGATGCTATCAATTCCAATTCCATTTCCTTATATATATTACTTAAAGAGTATGGATTTTTTTCTTTTTTGCTCACTGGTAATCATCCTCGGTTGGCATCTTGCCTTCAAGATCATCGAATTCACTTATGCTAGGTTCCTGTGTCTCCATTACACCGTTTTCAACTCGTAACCGCTTGACTTCTTCTGCTTTCCATCCATCATCTTTGCTATCGCCGTACATTTCATCAACGGAAGCCTCGATTGACATTATAACCTTTCCCGGTCTTGCTTTAGCCACTGTTTCGACTGTTGCCTCAAATGATGGGCTAGCATACTCACCGAAGTTTACGGTTACATCGACATCATCACCGCTAGATTGCTTGGTATACTCATCGTATGCCTTAATCACATTATTAACCAGTATTGGCAAAGTCTTTTGTATAGCCTCGATGATGATATTACGTGTATACAGAGTAGTTTTTTCTTTTTCCCTCTGTGCTTCTGCATTATCCATTTTTTTGGTGTCAATGCCTAATGTTGATGGGGAAATAATTCCTTGCAAACATAGATCTAAGAAGGAAATATATGATTGTAAGTAGTTTTCCGATGGTATGATAGGCTGTGTCACATCAATCTGATTTTTGCCTTTTTCCTGCATGTTTCCTTCAACCATCAAGAAACGGTCATCATATTGATTAAACTGTAACATTTGACCTGTTTCAGGATCTCTAGGAATCAGTGCGTCAGGAATGTATTGCTTAGTTCTTGCCGCTCTCACTGCATCAGCCCATTGACTAATAATCTCGTCCAGTCCATCGAATGATGATGTCTTTTTGTCAAAGATACTTTCTCCTCGATTTTCCCACTTGGTGGAATCCTTGATTTTAAATGGTATAGCCATTGAAAAGCGACCCATGACTTCGTTTTCTCCATTCTCGTCTGGAAGTTTATACCCAGCAAACGCTACATCAATGAGCTTAGCAGTCTGTGGAATTGTGTCCAATAGTAGTGGTTCATTTTGTCCCCACTCTGTCAACACGTTCTTGATATACCCTTTCCCATAGTGCTCATATAAAACATATCGCTTTTGTGCATACTTGTACTCTGTTTTGAACACACATTCAACAAAACGCCCTCTCTCATATACGATTTCTACTTTATCGCCTGGCACAAACTCAATGATGGGATATTTTGATAGCTTAGTATCAAAAGATATTTTAAAAGCACCGTCCCCGATGAACAGTGCCTCTTTAATTGCTTTACGTAATACCTCGTTAAATTTATTATCTTTACTTATCTCATCCCAATCTAATTGCCGACTGGCAACATCAATACCGTTAAGATCGCGTATCACGATATCAGTAAGAACTTGAACCATCAATGAAGGTAAACCGGAGTGTATCTTACGTATCTTAATACGTGGACTAGCTGCCCAAAAATATGAGTTATCACGTGGCAATTGTTTATAGAACTCATCTAGTTCCTCTGGATCACCGCGCATCCATATCCTATTTTTAATTGCATTTGACTCAAAGTTAAAAGTTTCATTAAGATAATAGATGTTTTTCTGTGCCGGTGTAATGTCAAGCCATGCTCTTATCACGTTCTTTGCTTTATCAGATAGTTTCATTACCTCACTCCTTTCTATTCCTGTGTTTTGATGTACTTAACAAATGGCAACCATCCATACTGGCTAGCATTTATCGTGTGGTCGTTTCTATCCTCTGGCTCATACTTATCTTCTTGCCAGCTGTATACCTCTAATTCTCCTATGTGATTTATACAATGTTCAACCACTAGGTAATCGCCGAAGTATATCCATCCCTGTTGCATATGGATACGGTCGATGATGGTTGTTTCCTTCCAGGCATCATTAAACGAGTAAATACACGGATGTGTACGCTTATACTTGTACAGCTCAGTCAAAGTCGCCTGGTCTGCACTGTCCACAAATACGTTTTTAGCAAATCCCCATGTTTTACGGTTGCGCTCTAAAAAGTCTATCAAGCGTTTCACAACGTCACTAGGCGCTAGAGGTATGTTAAGATCTGCGTTGTTATAAACTTCCTCATCAAGCACAACGACTTTCCCACATGTCGTAATGCCCAGAAATAGCAATGCAATTGTATCCGGACTATTTGCTGAATATGATGTATCTACGCTGGCACTAAAATACCGATACGTATATTTCTTCGCATCGGCTTTTGATATTACATTCTTTTTTCTGTTGAAGTTAGGGAACACGAGTCCTGTAGCACGTCCTCGCAGTCCTAGTATCTTATTCTTGTACATCTTAGTGCCAGGTGCCACTGCCTTTTTCTTGCGCTCTATGGCTTCCTGTGAAAGCGCCGCATTATCGTTAAAGTTAAAGTACCAATGTATCCATCCTTTCTCTGCAGGTTGGTTAAGCATATCCAGCAGTTCTTCCGGATAATCTTTACGATATCTTTTTAATGGTCGCGAACGATTGAGAAACTCATCATACACAGGCAATGAAGGATCATCAGGGTTTGATGTTGTCATCATATAAATGCAACGATGTGATATCTCACGTAGGAACTCCATATCAGCAATATTTACCTCATCAATATAAACACACCCTACCTGACCGCCTAGTACCTTTTGCCAGCGTTTTTTATTGTCATAACCGCATATATAAATAATCTTCGTGCCTTTGTTTGTCTGATATTCGATATGCGGCAGTCTGATTTTACGTTTACCGGACGGATAATACTCTGCAACACCATCGAATTGATCAAGCAGCATACGTTCACCATTGATTACGTTCTTTTCGACTGTGCCTAAATCAGCTCCGGCGATAACATGGAATCTTATATCACTAGCAGCAACCTTACACATGAATTTAAAAATGCCAACTGTGGTTTTTCCACAGGCGGTCACGCCCTCTAGAAACTCTCGCTCAGTGTCTAAGCGAAGGAAGTCCCTAAATTTAGGTGATAGTAACAGCATTGGCTGTGTCATACATCATCGTCCCCTAAAGGTTGCATCTGCTCGACTATGCCGGTGATTGCTTCCATTTTAGACTGTGCACTTTCATCATGGGTATCTTCGCTGTCTGACTTCAGCTTATCTGTCTGCGCCCTGATCTGTGCCAGCTGTGCTTTCTGGATCTCGCTGGCGGTATCCCAGTTCTTATGCAGTAGCTCATCATACTCCTTTACGAGCCTCAACAAGGTTCCAATCGCCCTGGACTGCGCCGACATGAAAGTCGCATGTTTGTCCCATGCCTGCTGCACTTCCCATTTCTCACCGCAGACGTTGCCGTCCTTTTCTTCGATTTTTTCTACCGTTTTATCTTTCTGGTCTTTGACATACATTAGTCTCTGTCCACGTATGATTGCTGCATACTGAAGTTGGATATTGTCCCACAGTAAATCCAATGGGTCATCCTCATGTATCTCATCTAATATCGCCTTCGTTTCCTCTGGCAGCCACTTCGTAAAAAAGCCATGCTTTTCTGCATGGCGGTTACCTGGAGGACCCGTGGCATTGTGATTGCCAGGTTGTCC